CGCGGACTTGCCACAGTACGCGACGACTTCGCCGGGCATTTCGCCGAGGGCTTCGCCGATGGCGATAACGGCAGCGTCGAACGCCTCCACGCCGTCAGCGGTTTTGAAGTTGACAGGATCGAGCGCGCCGATGGGGTAAGTAACGATTTCGTTACCAGCACCGTCCTTGACGGAACCGCTGAGCGCGCCGATGGCCATGAACTCCTTGGTGCGGTCGATCCGGCGCCTGAGGTCGTCAATCTTGCGCACAAGCATGGCCTCGAACGCCTCCATGCCACCGATGAGGCCGGGTGCGCGGAAGGGCAGAACGTCCATGCCGTTGATGATGTCATGCTCGGAGAAGCGCGGAAGCGCGATGCTCTTGGAGCTGATAGACTCACGGGCGGCCTTGCGGCTTTCAGCATCCCAGGAGATGGCGACCATGAGCCCTTCCGGCCCTTCCAGAATGTCCATCTGGATCACGTTGCTGGTGGCCTGAATCGGACGACCGCCAAAATGACGGTCCCAAATGGGAGTCTTGGCGGGCTTACGCTTATTGACGACGCCCGTCAGGTGGATGTTGTCGAATCCGAGTATTGCGGTCATGTTCGTTAGCTCCTGTCGCTGGTTATCAGCACAAGGTTAGAAGATCGAGACGGTAGCCGACGGGTGCGGTTTCCGGTATGCCGCCGACGCGGGCACGCCCGCTGTTTTCATAGGCGCCAACGTGAGCGCGGGAAACTGCCCCGGCTTCCATGATGGCCACTACGGGATGTTCGTCAGCGCCGGAGGTGACGGATTCAAGGACCACACCAAAGGTGCGGTCAAGCGTGTCGTACGCGCCCTGGTCGGCCCAAACCGCGTAGGCTCCACGGTCGGTGAAAACGGCGGTGCCGCTGGTTACGGTGGTCAGGTCGGTGGGCCAAGTCGGCTCGTTCGCCGCGTGGGACGTTCCCGCCGTGGTGCAAATGTAAGTGCGCCCGTTATCCACGGTGGGCTTTACAACGTCGCCTTCGCTGTAAGCGTGGTTGGTGGCGAAGGTCACGGCGTCGGCCCAATCCTTGACGGTACTGCCGTTGGTGGGCCAAGTCGGCTCGGTAGTCGGCGAAGAGATACCCGGCGTGGTGGCGACGTACCAATGGTTATTGCCAGGAACGGCGATGGGCTTGCCGAAGCCGTACCAATTGTCATTGACGAACTCGGTGTCACCTACCCACACCTGGTAGCCTTCCTTGTCGCCGAGCCAGGCGGTGGACTTGCGCCAATAGCCGGTGGCCGTGTCGAGCGTCACGAGCTGACCAGCGGTAAGCGATTGGTTCTCTTCAATCGCGCGGTCAAACGCGCGGATTAGCGCGCCCACAAGAATGGACGCGACTATGGCCATGACGCGGGCTAGTGTGGATGGCTGGTTGAGCTGCATGTCAGCCCCCTTAGCAGAGGATCAGGCCGGAGACGTGAGTCCCGACCTTCCAGCCCGCATCAGCTCCGGTCAGGCCGGAAAGCACAACCGCGCCTTCCTGGAGGATCGGGACGGTGGGGGTGCCGGCGTAACCGGTGGTGACGGGCTCAAGCAGAATGCCAACGGTGGTGTCAGAGCCGTTGAGCTTGCGCCAGGTGCCGGTGGAGGCGTTGAGGCTCATTACCTGGCCGGGCACGAGAGTACCGAGGCCGTTGGCAATCTTGCGGTCAAAAACGCGGTGGTCTTTGCCGACAAGCAGCTTGGAAAGGGCAGAATCGCCGCGCGTGGCGGTGTTGGTTCCAAAGTTCATGGTGTGTCCTCCCCTGGCTTAGAGCGCCGCCAGGCGGTCAATGGTGGCCTGGTGGTTGTTGACGGACGCGCCATCGGTGGCCTGTGCCTTGAACAGGAAGTCCGGCGCGGCGGGCTTGGATGCCTTGAGGTCAGCGACGACGGCGGAAAAGGTGGCCTCCTCCATCGCCAGGTAAGGGGCGACTTCTGCCTCGGTCGGCTCTTTGCGGCCAAGCTCGGCGAAGGTGCTTTTGATGGTGGCGAAGCGGTCAGCCTTGGTGCGCTCCGCAAGCGCCTTCTCGGCTGCGTCCGCTCTGGCTGCGGCGGCGGCAAGGTCGGCCTTGGTCTTTTCGTTCTCGGCGGTGAGCGCCGAGAACTTCGTAGTTAGGGCGTTCACCTCAGCGGTGAGCTGGTCCAGCTTTTCCATGTCTTTTGCCTCCGTGTTGGGAGCGTTCCCGCCAGCGCCGAGCGATGCGGCCACGGCGTGGGTGTTCGGGTCTGCCCCGGTAGGTGTAAGCGAAACCTCGCGAATCAGGTTGTTTTTGAAGATGTATGCCGGGCCGGTTATGGTCTGCCCGTTGACGGTAACGGTTGCCCCGGCCTGTACTTCCTCAATTGTGCCGGGCTGTATATGGACGCTCATTTGCCAGGGGAAACCCTCGTCGGACTCGGAAGCGACCGCGTTGCCGTGCTCGTTGTCCATGAGCTGGCCTTCGCAAGTGATGTTGCTGCCGATGGACAAGGAGGCGAAGCCCGCGCGCAAACTACGGTCGTGCTCAATGAGGACGGGAACGCGTTCAGGGGCTTTCGTGGTGGACAGGTCGAAGATCACCGCCGACCAATACCAATGGCCGGTGATGAGCCCGCCTGAGTAGCAGACGCCTCGCACCTTGCGCTTCTTGCTATCGCCGTCGCCGTCCGTGCTGATTGCCACTGCCTCAAGCCCTGAGAAGCGGTAGGCGTCGGCCGGGGGTGGGTTGGATGCGAAGGTGAAAGGGCTAAAGCTGCGTTCGTCCATTCGGATTCTCCAAAACGAAAAGGGCGCACCAGTTAGGTACGCCCTCATTATGAAGAATATGATTTAGAAAATTGCGACGATTGCGAAACTATTTCACGGACAACGGTTCGAACTGGATATCGTTGTCACCAGGGTAAGGTTCCGTGTGGTCGTTGTCCCCTGAAAGTATCTCGTCGGGAATCCCGTCAGGGAATGCGTCACACTTGAAGTCCCATTGATAGTGATTGCACCGGATACAGTGGTCGGATGTCATTTTTTCATGCTCCATTTCACCCAATCGACGAGACCGCGCGCCTCGTCGCTTAGCTCAAAACCTTCCGCGTCGGCAGCCATAAGCTCAGCAAAAAACTCACTTCTGTTCTTGCCAGCATACTCCGAAACCCCGCGAATGGTATCTTCCTTGATGCTTTTTGCCGATAGCTGGCTGGCCCAAGTGTTTTCAAAGTCGCTCCCACGATAGACGCGGTGAAAACCTTCGTGCGTTAAGACGCTGGCCAGCGGATCGTCGGCGTCGTGGAATACCGCCCACCGCGTGGAAGCCAAAACGTTGCGAAGCTCTGCTTCGCTGCGGTCTTTTAAGTTGGCGCGCGCCGGGTCCGCAATCGCAGCCTGGAGGTATTCGATGCGCCGCTGTTTCTGCCTCGCGAAAGCATCCCGGCCTTCTTGTGCGTTTTTCTTTGCGCTCTTGGCGGCTGTTTTCTGAATCTCGATTGAATCGAAGTCGATTAACTCCCACCGACGATAGACGCCCAGTGCTGAAGTACGTTTCTTCGTCCAAGTGATCGTTCCAACGCGATGGTCATATGCGCCGAGGCTCTTTTCTACGCCGCGCAGGATGCTATTTAGCTGGTCAAGCGTGGCGCCCGGTAAGTCTACGCCGTTGACGTATCCGTACCTTCCCACGCTGGCTGCATCAGCCGTGCGAATAAAGGCTTCCAGCCGAGCGATTGCAGCTCCTTTATTCGCTGCTGGAACAAACTGGCGCGGTGCTGGCGGGGGTGGCGGCTCGGGTTCGGGCTTTGCCAGCATGGCCTTGACCAGTGTGGGATTGCCCGTGAGGATGGCCTTTTGTTTTGCCTTCTGAATCCCGGCTATGGGCTCAAGCCCCGGGTTGTAGTCCCAACCTTCATCAGGCTCGGCGTTAAGGGGGATGCTTGAACTGACACCCCCGCGTCTATCCGCCTGCTTCTTCGTCAGGCTGATTGCGATGCAGCGGCAACGGTATCCGTTTGGGGGGTATCGTGTTCGCCAAAACGGATCGTCAGCCGGACGGATTAAGTTATCCATAGCCAGGTGAGCCGGGCGAACGCGACTATCGTTCACGGCGTCGTACATGAGATATGGCCGGATGCTGACGGCCCCGGCCTGCTGGGTCCAGCGCCCCCCGTTGTAAGCGCTCTGGATGTTTGTGCGAAAGATGTTGTCCAGGCGGTGCGCCGGAAGGGTAAGCGGAACCTTCCCGGCGTTGACGTCCTTCTGCCAGTCTCGGAACGTCTGCCCGCTAGCCACGTAGGCGTTGAGGCTATCCAGAATCGCTTGGAGCTGCGCAAGGGAGCCAAGCCCGGCGATGCTGAAAGCCTGAGAGCGTGCGATGCCTTGAAGCGTGCCGTAGTAGCGATCGGGGAGGACCACCCCGCGCCTGTTGGCCCATTCAATCGCCTGGTCGAATGGGACGGGCTTCATT